GATACCGTTTACTCCTAAATTAAATACAATAACTGATAAATTTAGCGGATCTAATATCGTTTTAACCGATTTCAATAGGTGACTAACTGATTACAGTGGTCATTTAATTTGCAAATTTGTTAAACCCGATATTAAGGAATTGGTTGTCACTAACATCTTAACGTTAGTTAAATCGTCTCCTTTAGGATCTCCTAGTTATAGTTATCTTATTGATGCTTATTTCTCTTTAAAAAATTCTGTAATTTTTGAAGATGTTATAAGTTTTCTTAAGAAAACAAATTCTAAGAATATTTTTACTTTATTCTCTAATATTGAATACCTTTCAAAAGGTTTTAATATTAGAGGTCAGTGGACCAAAGAGTTTGGTCCTCTAGGAAAACTTTCTTTTAAGGAAGAGGCAGCCGGTAAACTTAGAGTTTTTGCAATGGTTGATATTATAACTCAATCATTGTTTAATCCTTTACATTTATGGCTTTTCTCTTTATTTAAAAGACTACCTAATGACTGTACACACGATCAAGCTAAAGGGTTTAAATATGCTCAAGAGTTATCTCTTAAGTATAATAAGTCTTTTGGTTTTGATCTTAGTGCAGCCACAGATAGACTTCCTATATCTTCCCAAATTGCTATTTTAAATAGTTTATTTGGTATAGGTAATGAGTGAGGTAATATTTTAGTTAAAAGAGATTATATAATCTCAAAAAATAATTATAATATACCTCCTTGTTCCCTTAGATATGAAGTAGGTCAACCTATGGGGGCCCTTTCCTCTTGGGATATGCTAAATTTAGTTCATCATTTGATGATTCAATTTATAGCTGTCCGGTTAAGAAAGTCCACTGTTAAAGATTGGTATGACCAATATGTTATTCTTGGGGATGATTTGGTTCTATTTGATAAGGATGTGGCTAATGTCTATCAATGACTCTGTAAAGAGTTAGGGGTAGAAATTAACCTATCTAAATCAATTATAGCAGAATCAAAACCTGTTCTAGAATTTGCTAAACGTGTATCCGTCAATGGATACGATGTTTCTGCATTATCTTTTAAAGAATTATTATCTTCTGATAATTTCTTTGGTAGATTGGCAGTTACAACTCGTTTAATAAATAATAGTTGAGGTAAAGATTTGTGAAAATTACTTATTATAGGTAATAGAAGGTCTAAAGATAAAACTTTAGATCGTATCTATCCTTTAGTGGGTTATTTAACACAGCTTTTCCAAAGGAACCAAATCCCTTTAGATAATATTCTATCTCTTATTACTTCAAAAGATCATCCTTTAAGTTTTTTTGGAAGAAACATTAAATGGATGACTCCGGGATTAATATCTCGGATTGTTTTCAAATACATCAAAACTGGTATATTTGATACTTCTTTGATTCCTAAGAGAGATAGATTTTATTCATCTGTTAATTCATTAACTATAAAAAATATTTTATTAAATCGGATTATTAATCTAATTAATAAAATAGAGTCTATAGATGAAAAAGTTAACAGGATAAATATATTGGATTGTATTTTAACCTCAGACCAGTTGGAATCTTATTATGGATATAGAGTTGATAACAATCAATCACTAGACCTACAACAAGATATTACGAAAAGGAGTTATTGAAATGAACCTATTTTTAAGAATTTTAAATTAGGTTTTATTTCATGATCTTCTTTTTCCAATATTTTCTTTTCAAAAAAGAATGGAGAATATCCTGATCTTAAATTATTAAATTTAGGTATGGACTTGGATTTGTCAACCGATAAATCTAAGGTCTGGAGAATGAAATATGATCTGTATTATTTGAATGAATATAATTCAAATACCAGAAAGTTTTTAAAAAGTAAAAAATTCTTAGACTTAAGAATAGAAGACCTTTTAAAACATCATAATGAGCTGTTAGAAATTCTAACTAAACTTCAATTCTACGATTACAGTCCTGATTTAAATAAGGAAAAAATTGATAATCCTCTTAAAGTCTTAGACTTTTTGAAAGATATTCATAATCCCAAATTTAGATTAGAATCTGAATTTGTAGCTTTTGATAATCAGTATTTTGATACTGATGCATTTAGTCAAGAACGTCGAGGTATGAAACCAGTAATTAGCATTTCTATTTCAGGAAATCCTAATACTAGTAAATAG